CTGATGCTAATTACTTCATTGGTGGTGTCGTGCATTGCGATTCAAATGCTGATAACGTAACTATCTATTCTGATGGAAACTCTAACTCAAAATTAACTCTTACAGACTTCGGTGGTATGGAGATTAATATTTTAGCTAAAGACAGTACTAACTGGCTAATCTGGGGTTACACAGAAGGTGCAGATGCACCTGCTTTCGCAGACAATTAATAAATAACTTAAATTAGAGCGGGGCTTCGGCCCCGTTCTCTAACAGGAGGAAAACATGGCAGACGCAGTAACAAGTCAAACAATAGTAGACACAGACAAAAGAGCTATTATCAAATTAACAAATCTATCAGATGGTTCAGGTGAATCAGCAGTAGCAAAGGTTGATGTTTCAAGTTTAAATTCTCATCCCGATGGTACCGCTTGTTCAAGAGTAACAATTGATCAAATTTGGTATGATGTTGGTGGGATGAGAGTCGCTTTAGAATGGAATGCTTCAACTAATGTTGTAGCAGTAGTTCTAGGTGGAAGTGCCGCAGCAGGCAATGTTCAAGGACATATGGACTTTAGATCTTTTGGCGGTATTAAAAACAATGCTGGTAGTGGTATCAATGGAGACATTGATCTATCGACTAGTGGACATACTAATTTAGATCATTACACGATTGTTTTAGAATTAAGAAAATCGTATTAGGGGGGTAACGCATGGCGAATACTACTTCTGGTACAGTCACTTTTGACAAAACATTTGCTGTTGATGAAATCATCGCTGAAGCTTATGAAAGAATAGGCTTACAAGCTACAAGTGGCTATCAATTAAAAACAGCTAGACGTTCTTTAAATATATTATTTCAAGAATGGGGCAATAGAGGTTTGCACTACTGGGAAGTAGGTGACACTAATATTGACTTAATTGAAGGACAAGCTGAATATACTTTTTATAGAGCAACTGGAGATGGAACTTCTTCTACTACAAATGGTGGAACAAGTGGAACTTCTACCTATGGTGTAGCCGATGTTTTAGAGGCAACCTATAGAACAGGAAGAACTGAAACAACACAAGCTGATTCTGCTTTAACAAAAACAGACAGAGCAACTTATTCTGGGTTAGCTAATAAATTATCTAAAGGAACACCTTCAAGATATTTTGTTCAAAGATTTATTGATAAAACAACTGTTACTGTTTATCCAACACCTGATTCTACAGCTGCATCAAAAGACATGCATATTTATTTTGTCAAAAGAATTCAAGATGCAGATTCAACTTATACTGATGCAACCGATGTTCCATATAGATTTGTACCTTGTATGGCTTCAGGTTTATCATTTTATTTAGCACAAAAATTTGCACCACAAAGAGTGCAAGAATTAAAATTATTATATGAAGATGAGTTAGCAAGAGCTTTATCAGAAGATGGGTCTTCTACAAGCACTTATATAACTCCTAAAAACTATTACCCGAGTACTTAATTATGCCATTTGCAAGAGGAAAATACGCTAAAGCAATATCAGACAGATCAGGAATGGAATTTCCATATTCTGAAATGATTAGAGAATGGAATGGTATGTTAGTTCATCAATCAGAATTTGAAGCAAAACATCCTCAATTAGAGACAAGACATTACTCTGGAGATGGACATGGTTTAGCAAATGCAAGACCTGCAAGAGAAGAGAATGAAGTATCGAGAATGTTAGGACCAAATCCTTTTGAAACTATTGCAGCTAGTTCTGGAATTATAAATGTTTATGAGAAAAGTCATGGAAGATCTACAAGTGATACTGTTAGATTTAGGGGTCCTATTTGGACAAGTTCTGATTCTGATGCTCATCAAAATCCAACTGATTTTGATGGAATATCCGGATCAAATGTAGCTTACTCATCTGGTTATTCAATTACAGTTGGAAAAAGAGATTCAAGTGGAGATATTACAAATACAGATGACTACTATCACTTTACTGTCAATACAAACACTGCTACAAGTGGGGGAGTATCAGGAGGAGGCAATAGTTGTTCGGCTGGACCAGCGACTATAACAGCATAATATGGCAGGATTTACTTATTCAACATTAACAACAGCAATTCAAAACTATACTGAAGTAGGTACTTCTGTATTATCCAGTACTATTACAGATCAATTTATTGATAATTCTGAACTTAGAATACAAAGAGAAATTCCAATTGATGCCGACAGAAAAGAAATGACTGGTAATTTAGTCGCTTCAAAAGATAATATTCATGCCCCAGCAGGGACTTTGTTTGTAAGAGGATTACAAGTTTATACTTCAACTTCAGCTGCTACTGGAGCAAATAGTTGGCTAGAAAAGAAGGATATTAGTTATTTAAGAGAGTACGATGCAGCTGAAACAACTACAGGAACACCAAAATACTATGCAATGTCTGGCGGAGCAACAGGTACAGGTGCGGCTTCTTCTGGAAGAATCACAATTGTTCCTACTCCTAGCTCAGCTTTTATGTACAAAATTCATTATAATGCTAGACCTCTAGGATTAAGCTCAGCAAATACTACATCTTATTTAAGTTTAAATTTTGGAAACGGACTTTTATATGCATGTCTAGTAGAGGCCTTTAGCTATTTAAAAGGTCCACAAGATATGTTACAACTATACGAGAAAAAGTATCAAACAGAAGTACAAAAATTTGGTGCTGAACAACTAGGTAGAAGAAGAAGGGATGACTATACGGATGGGGAACCTCGTATACCAGTTCCGGCTCAAACACCGTAAGGATTAAAATATGGCAACATTAACAGTTACAATAAAAGAAGACATAACATTAAACAATAACAGCTACAACAATGAAAGATCATTAGACATTTCTAGTGTTAATGAAATTGTTAAAAGAATAGTTACTGTTTCAACAACAGAAACAGGGTTGTTGGGTTTTGCTACAGCTTCTTCAACAGATTTATCAAAAAGTTATCTAGCAGGTCAATTCGATGAAGACGATGTTAGATACATTAGAATTACAAATTTAGATTCAACAAACCACATTACGTTAACTTTTAGAGATGAAGACAGTACAGAGTTTGCTATTAAAGTAGATGCTGGTCACTCGTTCATTTATCCTGGTGACAATAGTGGTGGTGTTGTAGATACAATGCATGCAGGAGGTTCTGCATTAACTGTATCATTCAATGATTTAGTAGATATTACAGCCGACGCAGATACTGATTCTTGTGATGTAGAGGTATTTGTAGGAAGCGCATAGGATTAAAATATGGCATCAAGTTATACAGGTCTTGGTACAGAGTTAATGACAACCGGCGAAAATGCCGGTTCATGGGGTACAACTACCAATACCAATTTACAAATTCTAGAACAAATCTCGGGTGGTTATACTGCTCAATCTATTGCGGGTTCAGCTCAGACAACAACATTATCTGTTTCTGATGGATCAACAGGTGCAGTTCTTGCACATAGAGTTATAGAATTTACTGGAACGATTACAGGTAATCAAATTGTAACGATTCCTTTAGATGTTCAACAATTGTATGTAATTAAAAATAACACTTCTGGTGCTTACACAGTTCAACTTAAATATGTTTCTGGTTCAGGAGATTCAGTTACTTGGGGAACTTCTGATAAAGGAACAAAACTTCTTTATGCTGCCGCTGATCATGCTTCAAATCCAAATTTAGTTGATTCAAATATAGGTGGTGTTGGCGCTGTTGACTTAAATGGTGCAACATTAACTTTAGATGCTGATGGTGATACAGATATTACAGCAGACACAGATGATCAAATAGATATTAAAATTGCAGGAGCTGATGATTTTCAATTTACAGCAAACACTTTTACAGCGCAATCTGGCAGCACAATTGCTGCACAAGCATTAACAGCTACTACAATAACTGCTAGTGGTATTGTAAAAACAGATGATACAACTGAAGCAACTTCTACAACAGACGGGTCATTACAAACTGATGGCGGATTATCTGTAGCAAAAGATGCTGTACTTGGTGACGATCTTAAATTATTAAGTGATTCTGCTGTATTAAGTTTTGGTGCAGATTCAGATACAACTTTAACTCACACAGATGGTACAGGATTAACTTTAAATAGTGCCAACAAATTTCTTTTTAGAGACACTGGTTTATATATTAATTCATCTACAGACGGTCAATTAGACATTGTTGCAGATACAGAAGTACAAATAGCAGCTACAACAATAGATATTAATGGCGCCATTGCAATGGACGGTGCAATTACTGGTGCAACTAATATTACTTTATCTGGAGAATTAGATGCAGCTACTTTAGACATTTCTGGTAACGCAGATATAGATGGAACAACAAATTTAGACGCTGTTGATATTGATGGTGCTGTACAAATAGATGGTACACTAACTACTGGTGTTGATGACACTGGAGTAGATGTAAAATTCTTTGGTGCTACATCTGGAAGTTTCTTATTATGGGACGAATCAGATGATGCATTAGAATTAACAGATTCTACTAAAGTTAAAATTGGTGACGGCGGTGATATGGAAATATATCACGATGGTTCGAATTCTTATATTACAAATAGTACAGGAGCTTTAAAACTTGCTACAGAAACTTCTGGTATTGCACTTACATTAGGGCATTCAACTTCAGAAGTTACAGTTGCAGATAACTTAACAGTAACTGGAGATTTAACTGTTAACGGAACAACGACAACAGTTAACAGTACAACAGTTACAATAGACGACCCTATCTTTACTTTGGGTGGCGACAGTGCTCCTGGTTCAGATGATAACAAAGATAGAGGTATTGAATTTAGATACCACGATGGTTCTAATGCTAGAATCGGTTTCATGGGATATGATGATAGTGCAACAGGATTTACATTCTTAACTGCTGCTTCTAATTCTTCAGAAGTTTTCAGTGGAACAGAAGCTAAAATAATTGCAGGTTCTTTAGATATATCAGGTGATGCAGATATTGACGGAACATTAGAAACAGATGCATTATCAATAGGAAGCACAACAGTAACTGCAACAGCAGCAGAAATTAATTTAATAGATGGTGGTACTGCAAGAGGTACTACAGCAGTTGCCGATGGAGATGGCTTACTTGTAAATGATGGTGGCACAATGAGAATGACTAATGTCACAACATTAAAAACATATTTTACAAGTGCGGTTTCTTCAGCAGCAGATGATATTTCAGTTGGTGATGCAGCAGTTACAATTGGAAATGGTAACACCTCAGCCGATATAACAATTGATTCAGGAGATGATGTTGTTATTGATGCAGCTGGTGGAAATGTAGAATTTAAAGACGCAGGAACACTACAACTATCCTTAGATATGGATGGCACTGCAGGTGTTCAAATTATTAAACTTGGTGTTGATTCAGATGACTTAGTATTCCAACAATACGACGGTAATGAAGTCATGAGAATTAATGACGATAGAAAATTATATTTCTATGACGATGGTGGAGAAAGTATTTCATCAGATGGAACTGATTTTACTTTTGCATCTGGTAACGATATTAATTTAACAGCAACAACAGATATCAATGTTCCAGCAAACGTTGGAGTTACTTTTGGTAATGATGGTGAAAAAATTGAAGGTGATGGTACAGATTTAACTATTGCTGGTAATAATATTAATTTAACTGCGGTAGCAGATGTAGTTATTCCAGCGAACGTTGGAATTACATTTGGTAGCGGTGAAAAAATTGAAGGTGATAGTACCGATTTAACAATCACTTCAGGAGCTAAAATTAATTTAACAGCAACATCCGATGTTGTTATTCCAGCAAACGTAGGAATAACTTTTGGTAGCGGTGAAAAAATTGAAGGAGATAGTACCGACTTAACAATCACTTCAGGAGCAGATATTGCATTAACAGCAACGGCTGATGTAAATTTACCCAATAATGTTGGAATGGTATTTGGTGATGATGGTGAAAAAATTGAAGGTGACGGAACAGATTTAACTATTCTTTCTAGTGGTGTTATTAAATTTGCAGCAGGTGGAACAACAAACCAAATTACATTAGCTGATGGTGCATTAAAACCAGTAACAGACAATGATGTTGACTTAGGAACAGCATCTTTAGAATTTAAAAACGTTTACGTTGATGGAACAACTTATACAGACGCTTTAGGCTTTGGTACAGTTGTTATGACTTTACCTACAGCAGACGGAAGTGCAGATCAAATTTTAACAACAGATGGTTCAGGAACTTTATCTTTTGTAGACAACTCAGGTGGAACTGATTGGCAGGCGATTAAAACAGGGAACTTTACAGCATCAGCTGGACAAGGTGTGTTTGCAAATACAACAAGTTCAGCATTTACAGTTACTTTACCTTCTTCTCCAAGTTTAGGAGATGAAGTATCTATTATTGATTACGCAGGAACGTTTGATACAAATAATTTGACTGTAGGAAGAAATTCACAACCGATTATGGGAGAAGCTGCAGATTTAACAGTTGCAGTTGAAAGATCGGCATTTACTTTGGTTTATGTTGATTCTACTCAAGGTTGGTTATTGAAAGATAAGTAATGGCTAACTATAAAGATATTAAGGGCACGACTGTTCCAGTTAAGTCGGGCACCCTACCCACAACCTATCCTCAACCCGAAGGAGAGCTTTATTATAATTCAGGTAATGGTGATTATCAGTTTCTAGGAACAGGAACCGGAACTTGGGCTTCTGGTGGAGATTTAAATACAGCTAGATACTGGAATGGTGGTGCAGGAACACAAACCGCAGGATTAAATTATGGCGGTGTTGATCCTAGTGCTAATACTGATATTAATGAAGAATACAATGGAACTTCTTGGTCAGAAGAAGGAGATTTAAATAATGTTCATGGATATACAAATGGAGGAGGAACTCAAACCGCTGCTATTTGTGTTGGAGGCATACAACCTGGAAGCCCAGGATATTTAGCTTTATGTGAAACTTGGAATGGAAGTGCTTGGACTGAAGTTGCTGATTTAGCATCAGGAACAGCTGGCGTAAATGGCGCAGGAACTTCAGCATCATATATAGCATCGGGAGGATTTAATCCTTCTTATCCCAGCATGGATAATGTTGCTGTACAATCATGGGATGGTAGTTCGTGGTCAGAAGTTGCTGAAATGAATACAGCTAGGGGTGCTGGCGGAGGTGCTGGTTCTTCTAACACAGATGTTTTAATATTTGCTGGAAGTGATACAGGCGGTGGAGGTACTCTTGGTAATACAGAGTTTTGGAATGGATCAAGTTGGACTGAATTAGGAGATTGTAATACAGGAGGATATTTAAGAGCTGGTTTTGGTTCTACAACAGCAGCTGTAGCTACCGGAGGTGCAAATCCTCCAACAGTAAATACAGAGCTGTTTGATGGTTCTACTTGGACTGAAGTAGCTAATTTAACAACATCAAGAAGAGCAGGTGGTTCGTCTTCACAGCCAAATAGTCAAAGTCAAGGTTTTCTTTCTGGAGGACATAATGGAACTGCAGGTGTAGCAACCACTGAAGAATGGACTTTTACTCATTCAGTAAAAACCGTGACAACGAGTTAAAAATAATTTATAACAAAGAAAAGGAGGATAAACTATGGCATACAAATACAGTGTAAAAGCAAATTGGGGAAAAAAAGCCAACGGCGATCCATTTATTCGTCATGAAGATAGAAAAATGTTTCATATTGAAGGCTTTCCTGGCGATGTTTGGTTAACTGATGACAATGTATACGCTGAGAGATGGATCTCTAGAGTAGATGGTGTTGAGAAAACTAAATCTCAAGCACAGACTATTGTAACAGGAGTTGTTGACGATGCAAAAACTGCGTGGGACAATAACAATGTTGACGGCGAA